GAGTTGCTACTATGTAATCCATAATCTTGTCTTTCACCTTTTCTTTTTACATCTAAAGTAACGCAATGAAAACCACCTGATAAGCTTCTTGCATGTCTCATTTTAAGAGCTATGGATTCTATATTATGTTTCATAAGCTCAAATCTTAAATTATCTTGATTCTCATCTACAATAGCAAGCCATGGATTAACCATTAATAAATTCAATCCAATATAAGGACTACAAGGAGAGACACCATTCGGCAATGACGATCCTATGTCAACGATGTCTTCAAAGAATATCTTGTTCCAGTTTTTGAATATTGAAGGATAATGATCTCTCGTTAGTCTGGCACCATTAAATAAAACCAAACCTTCCCTCAATGGAACTACAGTTGAGTCAAAATGCGTATAAGCATAAAAACCTTCTGCGAGATGTATTCTATATCCTAAAGGTTCAAGTATAGTCTTTAACCACTTGGCTCCTTTTTTGCTTCCAGAATTTGATACCTGATATAAAAGATCATTACCTAATCTAACTATATTAGCTGCATCAAATATTATCTCATCATCATTAATAGTTGGTTGAGTTAAGTCTTCAAAAGTATATAACGAATCTAACAATCTAGGTTTAGGTGCTGTAATCCATTTTACACCTTCTTCCATTTGATCTAAAAGATAAGAACGATAAGCCATAGTTTCAAAATATCTTGACCTCATTGCTGAAGGACAATCTATGACTAAGTTATCTAATGGTAGGAGCAAATCTCTCGGACAGTAATTATACCATCCATGTGATTGCCAATCAGGAGTTGAAAAAGTTTGAGAGATGTTAGTAGGTTCTGGTCTATGTACCTTAACACCGAACTTTTCTAATTCATTAGCAAGATTATCTAAATCTTCATTTGCTTCATCTATAATCCATTGAGGATATCTACCTTTAAGATCTTTTACTTCATCTGGATCATAACCAGCATATGAAAAAGACATAACTGATGGATCCATAGGTGGATGGTGAACATCATCTGCAATACCTACAAAGCATTCTTCTAATACATCCCAATCATTATGTGAACTAATCATACAAAAAATGCTTCTAGCGAACTCTTTCTTTCAGGTGACCATCCAATGACTTTAAGTATCTCACTCAAAGGATGTTTAAAGGATTTCTCAAACTGCTTATCATAGTCAATATATTCATGAAGATTAAACTCTTCAGGTAAACCTTCCATCATTGCAATAACACTATCACGAATAGGATTCGGTTCCTTAAGATATACAAACTTAATCTTCTCACCTTCTTGAATAAACGGATACTTATCTTGAAGGTTCTTCTCTTTTAAGTAATGATTATACAAACGAGTAGCTTTAACATGTACGGGAGTACCTTTAGCATAGAGTTGAGTACCTCCATTATACTTTTCAATACCTTTTACAGATCTAGGAAAAGCAATATTCTCTATAGGTTCTTTCTCGAACTGCTTTCTAAAGTCAGCAATAAAGTTTTGAATAGCAGCTTCGTCTTCGTTTATAATAATGTCAAAAGACTTCTTAAGTTTATCTCTACAAGAAGTGGGAGTAGAAGACTTTACAGATTCAATACCCATTACCTTAAGCTTAGGTTCAGTATACCTAACACCTTCGTTATCATGAACGTTAAGAATATAATGCTTCTTACCAGTCCAGATACCTTTATCAGCAAGACACTCTCGTTTCATAAACATCTTCTGATCAAAAGCATTCATATACTTTGCAAGATCAGCATAACCGTCATCAATGACCTTTTGTAACTTATCTTCACAGACTTTATCCATAAAGTCTATAACTTTAGACTTATCGGGATTCTCAGGAAATACTTTCTTGACTAATCCATCCAAAGTAATATAGAGGGAGTCAGTATCAGATGCCAATACATAATCAACCTCCTTCGTTTCCAAAATTTTATTGAGATAATTATTGACTGTAGTTTCAGCCCATCTGATACTGAGCTGACCCCCTAACGTAATAGCCTCACTAATTCTCAAATCATAAAATCTAAAATGCGGATTACCGAAAGCACCATAAACGCTATTAAGCATTATCTTCATAGCTAGCTGCTTATTATGAAGCGAATCCGCTTGCTTCTTTAACTCTTCTATCTTTACAGGATCCTTTTCGACCTCTAACTTTTGTTTAGCCTCAATCATCTTCTTCTTGAAGATAACCCTATTGTCATATTTCTCTTGCATCAATCTAGGTAAGAAGCCTTGAACATCTTTTCTAAATCCTTGACCACTAGCAGCAATAGCTATATCCTTGTCATAATACTTGTCAAGAGATGTTTCCTTACCCAATAGCTTATCAACCGAAGTATGCTCTACCATACCAGAGAGAATGGTCTCAGGGCTTACATTGTATTGCATAATGAGATGAGGATACAGACTATTAAGGTCAAAGCTCACAACCCAATCATGCATACCTGCTTGTACTTCCTTTACATGCGCACCTGTATACGCTTTATTCTTCGTATTGTCTTTCTTTGGAGGTACAACAATATTTCTATTCATTAGATCATTTGCGAGAATAACATCCCACATCATAACCATTCCAAAAGTATCTTGATAATTGACTTTAGCTTCATAAGCTAGAGATACAATCATATCTAGCAACTTCTTCTTTTCTTCTAGTCGCTCTACCAACTGTACGTCTTTAATATTATAGTCAATAAACTTCTGAAAGTTTTCTTTGTATAAGGTATGTAAGTTTCCGTACTCTTCGAAAGATAATTTTCTTTCACCTAACTCAACAGAAGCAACATAGTCAAGTCTATAGCTCTCAGAGGGAGGAGAGTTCCTTCTATAAAGGTCAATATAGTCAATAACAGAAATACCAATAAGGTCATGAAAGGTCATTTCTCTTCCACGAACAACAGTAGTACGTTCGTTAACTAATCTCCAAGGAGATAACTTACGAGCTTCTTTTAAGTCAAATAGTCTTTGAATACGATTATAAAGAAAAGGAATATCGAATATCTGAATATTCCAACCAGTAATAATATCCGGAGCAAGCTTCTCCCAGAACGAAAGAAACTCTTGTAGCATATGTCCTTCATCAGAACAATAAAAATATTCTACATTGTCATCATGTACTTCATATTCTCTGAAACCAAAAATATAATACTTACCATTACAACCAACAGTAATAGCTTGCACCTCTTCAATAGCAGAAACAGGATCAGGAAAACCATTCTCTGAACCAGTCTCGATATCGATACATGCTACTTGTAATTGAGAGAAGTCATAATCAATTCCTCTATCTTTAGGAAAGTTATCATATATCCAGTTATACCTCCAGGTAGTCATTCCATAGATCTCAAAGTTATCTACGCCATCATATCTACGAATGAAGTCTCTAGTTTCTTTTATTGTACCGGGTTTGATTGGAGCCAAATACTTACCGTCGATAGACTTGTATTCGGATTTGTCTCTGGTAGGAACAAAGAGAGTAGGATGGTATTCAATTCTATCATCGAATCGTTTACCATCCTCATAGCCTCTTACTAATATATGATCACCTATTTGATGTACATTAGTATAGAATTTCATTTATCCATTTTTTGGAGTGTAATAGAACTCGATCTTATGATCGAATTTTTCATCTAAAGTTTTGTGGCACCATAATATGTTACCGTCAATCCATGTTCTCTTAGATTGAAATGCACCTATAGTATACAGGATTTGAAGGTAGAATAAAAGTAGAATCTTCATAAAATCCTCTCATTTGATGATTCCTTCCTTATACTCAGTCTTTCCATTCACTCTCAAAGCAGTCATAACTTTCTGTCTATTTTCTCCATTTGTCTTATAAGAGCAGTGGACCCATCCGCTAGATGGCTTCCCCTTCTGATAAAACTCTAATATCAATTGATCAAACTCTAAATTGTCTCTAATCCATTCTGCTAATTCGTCATTACCAATTCTACTGCATTCAAAATCTACTGCTTCTCCATGGCAATGCTGAGACTTAGAAGAACCTCCAACCGCTTTATTCAAATCGGGACCTCTATAACCTGAATTTACTCTTATAGGGCCAAATTTATCTCGACATGGCTGTAAAACATGATTTGCAACATTAACGAGATTGACTAAGACTTGATCATTATCGGGCGCATTTTCTATGCCCATCCTGTCAGCGGTTGAACTTTTTGTGAGTTCTGGCAAAGTGAAATTAGGGGCTACTCTTATATCGTCAGCTTCAAGCACTATTACTCCTAATAAGGGGTCGTTGGTTCTATATTTTATTTATAGACAACGACCCCGCCGAACTTAGGAAATCTTTTTCTTAAAGAAAGAAGACGCGTCTTTGCCTGTTACAATTGGAATAGACTTAGCTTTCTTTTCTTCCGGAATAATCTTCTCCATAGTGACAGTTAACATACCATCTACTAAAGAAGCTCCCTTAACGATAATATCGTCAGAAAGTGTCCATGACCTTTTGAAAGCACGTCTAGCGATTCCCTGATAAAGGAATTCTTCATCTGATTTTTCAGATGTTGATTCGACGGTTAATACACCATCTTCAACATTCACTTTAATATCCTCTTCACTTAAACCTGCAACAGCAAGTTCAAGGATATAATTATCTCCATCTCTTTTGAGATTGTAAGGAGGGTAACCTCCCTGGTTTCTTTCGACTAAGTTTGAGTTAAATAATCTCTCAAACATTGAATCAAACCCTAGAGTGGTTTGAACCATATTATCGAAATGCTTAGGGTTAGAAAAGAGTGAAATAGCGTTAGGTGTAAGTAACATAGTTCTCCTTATAAAGCGAGAATCAGTCCCTCCATCCCTCACCATTGAGCAGATGTTCGAACCGATGTTTAATAACAATCCATAACAACTCTGTTATGGAATTAGCTGAGTATTCACCTACAGGTTTATCCTCGTAGGTTACTTTGAGTCTGAAATCTTTCATTTACCAGTACTCCCAAAACCACCATCTCGGTCAGTCTTTTGTACAGGTTTAATGTCAGTATCTTCAATCTCATAACTCAACATTCTAACAAGTTCGCCTTGCGCGACCCTGTCACCATTATTTATAACGATTGTCTGTGCATCAGACAAATTAACTGCAGCTATAAACAATGGATCGACGTAATCAAAATCAATTACGCCTTCGCAATTAATCAAGCTCAATCCTTGTTTAATTGCTGATCCCGATCTAGGATGTATCCTTACTGAATATCCTGCCGGAATATCTAGAATCATCCCTGTAGGAATCAATACTCTCTCAAAGGGATGAATAGTTATGCTAGCGTCTTTCCTTGTAATGAAAGACTTTTTATTATCGCTCCATTTCTGGTAGCCTTGCTCGGGATTATAATAAGCATGAATATCAAAGCATGCAGAACCCCGAGTTGAAAAAATTGGACTTTTTACATCATCAAATAATTTATGTACCTTCAGTTTTAGCATCATCAGTTTTTTTGTTTCCAATATTATATTTTGCTACTAAATTCCAATCGTCTTTTTCTTTAAATGAGATAATTTTTAACTGGTTAATAGGTACCACATTATCTTTAACCTTATCAGTATCCACTACTTGAATGAGGTCCCATTCAGCTAATAAATTGACTATCGTATTTCTTCTCGCTGCATCATTGTCTGAAAAGTTAGAAGGCTTTCCATCTAACATAAACAACTCTTTGAAATGAACTATGTAGTAACGACTTTGCTTATGTAGGATATGACAGCTTTGATATAGAGTTTTATCTTTCTTAGATGCAACACCTATCCTAGTCAAAGTCTCTTTTACTTTTAGAAAATCATCAGGTTGTTTTAGTTTTATTTCAACGAGAGCTTCGACCTCTATGCTCATTGCGCTCCTTCAATCCACCTGTAAATAATTTTTGCCTGAGAGTACTTAAATCCTCATCAGTGAATATATCGACCACTTCCCTTGCTTTCTGCAAAGAATAACCATAATACTCAACAATAAGGTCTATAGCTTCGTACTTCTCTGCTTTTAGCCATCGACCAAATCTATTCTTGGGTCTAATGATATTTAGCAAATATTGGTATTGAAGTTTGTTATCTAGAAACGGTCTTATGTTCATTTCATTAGCATGAAGCGCCGTATCATGAGTGAAGCTTAAAGTTCTATTAATTAAGAAGGGCTTATATTCCCTTTCTAAATGGCCATCAACATCATCCTTTAATAGATCTTTCTTTTGATAATTAATATCTTTTACGAAGTCAAAAGGATTCATTGCCATTCTCCTTCTACCATTATCTCAATCAAACAAGCAGTTAGATTGATCTGTTGATCTGCAGCGAATGCAGACTTATATTGATAATCAGCTAACAACAAAATAACAGGAGGTAACGTATTAGGTGTTAGATGTTCATGCAAGTTATCATATAACTGTCTATATATGTTTCTCGGGTCTGTATGACTAGTATCATTAACCCATTTACGAACTTTAGTAAAGTTCTTCTCTTTCAAAGCCATCATCAAAGCTTGAAAGTTTGCATCACCTAGTTGACCTAATATACCGCTATCAATACCTCCAGTAGCGCTATAACGTTGCAACTCATTTAATGTTCTCCGGAAGTCCGGATAGTATCTCATTATAAGTTCAACAAGAACTTTTTCGTTATAGGTTACATTGTTATCATCAAGAACATACTTGACCCTTTCTAACATCTGAGCAGCTATCTGAGGAGCTTGCTTCTTATCAATCTTGAACTCAATTACAGAAGTTCGAGAATGTATAGGATCAATAATTCTATGCAGATAATTACAAGTAAATATGAAACTACAGTTATCAGTGAACCGCTCAATAAAACCTCTCAAAGCAGGTTGAGTAGATTGAGGATTTAGATAATCAGCCTCATCTATAATAACTACTTTCCTTGTACCTAATAAAGAAACACTACTACAGTAATTCTCTAATTTAGTTCTTAGTAAGTCAATTCCAGACTCTTGCGAACCATTAACAATAAGATAATCGAGACCAATCTCCTTACACATTGCTTTAGCAATAGTAGTTTTACCAACACCAGGTCCACCACTAAGCAATAAATTAGGAATGTCACCCTTTTCCACATACGCTTGAAAAGGTTCTTTCAAATGATCGGGCAGTATACAGTCCGATACTTTTTGAGGCCTATAAGCCTCAACCCATAATAAATTGTCTGGCATAATCCTTTATGTAGTTTGTTCAGTTGCAATCCAGTATTGTAATTTTCTATCACAGTTCTTAAAATGACCTAGCCCTTTATTCGATATCGAAACATCGTAAGAACCTTTCATCATCTTAAGATTCTCAATCTTAAAAATCATTCTAAAGTCTGAATCAGAGGTACCTAATTCAACTGCATAGCTATCAATAGACGTTTTAGAATCAATGGCCTGCATTGTAATCTTACCATTCTTAGCTACTACAGCGATCTCAGGTAAACTCATAACTGAAGCCGCTCTCATAACGGATACCAAATACTTCTCTTCAAGTTTAAAAGAAGCGTCAATTGTAGGTAACTCAATATCTTTTTGAAGAATCTTTCTTTCATTCTCAAACAAAGACATATTCGCAAATTGATATTCAGCGACAGAGTCACCTGCAACAAAATTATTTGCATCAACACTAGATTGAATCCTTACTGACTTCTCACTAAAGTCAAACTGAGGTTCTGCAAATAATGACAGTACACCTAAGAACTTATTAAGATCGTAAATAGCAAAGTCCTGAGGAAAGGATTGCTCAAGGTCGGCCTTAGCCATAACGTTAGTCTGCTCACTTACAGTCTTTACAACGTCACCTTGTTCAATAACTAGACTTTGATTAATCTCAGCAAAGTTCTTCAAAATTTCAATTGTCTCATTATGTATAATCATATAATCCTATATGTGGTTAGGGCTTGAACCATAATCTGGTTTAGCCTTCTTTTGCTCTTTACGCTTTTGCGCAGCGAGCTTTCTACGTTCCTTTCTATTCATACCTTGAGCTGCTTTTTTAGCTTTCCGGTCTTCTAAGAAAGGTCTGTTTTCAGTATCATATCCATGAGCTGCATATTCAAGGGCACCCATATCAGGCAAGTTACCTGAAAATACATACGTACCAACATGAGCTAATTTCATCCAAGGACATAGATAAGTCTTAATGCCTATCTTATGTGCTAGCTGACAAAACATATAGTCTTCGGATAGATACCTATCTGTACCATTTGACTTACCTTCACCCATCCATTGATCATTATCAATAATGGTATCAAAGAACGCGTGAATATATCTGCTTCCGTCAAAGAATTCAGAACGGTTATGATCTGGCATATATCTAAATTTAGGATACTCTTTCTCAAACTTCTCCAACACCTCTCGTTGGACCATCATAAAGCCAGTTCCAATTTCCAATGCTTCTACAGGTTCAGATAATGAGATAGTTTTTTGTCCACTAGCTGGATTAAAAACAAAGTCTCCGGTAAACCTTTCTAACTGCATTGGATCATCATCAGCAAGTCCTTTATCAACAGCGTTACGGACCTTTTCCCAAGCAATACACTTCTTAGGATATACACCACCAATGATTGGTTTCTCATCATCACATAAAGCTGCTAATGAGAGAACATAGTTAGGATCGAAATTAATATCACTATCGATAAACATAAGGTGCGTATATTCTGACCTTAAGAATTCATCTACGCAATAATTTCGAGCTCTAGTAATTAAAGATTCGTTGAATAGATAAAAGAACTTTAAATCTATTTGATATTTTGTAGCCGTAGTCGCTAGGTCGCAACAGGCTTTCGTATACATTCCACTACACATACCTCCATACATTGGAGTAGCGACAAATATACGTTTCTTTCGTAATTCAGCAATAGGTACTTCGATCTGCATTCACTCCTTTCATGATATAAAAACAGAAAAACGTTACCATATATTTATAAGTATATATGATAACGTTTAGAATGGCAAGTACTTTTTTTAGAATGGAATTTCTTCGTCAGTAACAACGTTATCTATCTCTTCCTTTGGTTCAGGCTGAGCTTCTGGATCAACCTTACTCCATAGGTCCATAAAACCATTCTTGGTATCCTCATCGAATCTACTAATCGAATACTCAATAGCTTTCGATTTATCTTTGAATACCATAAAAGCGTTGACAATATTGATAAGCCTTCTAGTAGAAATAATTTCGTCAATACCTCCATCATTGAAAGTCTTTCTGATAACGTCTGTCCACTGTACCAAATGTTCAACAAAATCATCATCTTTGACTCCAAAGTTATCTAGAATTTTACTGACAATCTTCTTCTCAGTAGAAGCATTAGGATAGTCTTGCTCAAAGGTCAGAGGAAAACGATCCAAGAAGGCTTCGTTAAGGACATTAGTTCCAATAAATCTTCCATCATCAGAACCCTTACCCTTAGTATTAGCAGTAGCAATAATATTGAATCCCGGAGCAGGCTTAACTAATCGATTTATCTTCTTCAAGAAGATCGGGCCTCCCTCCAATACAGGTTGCAGACACATAATCTTATTTGAAGCAAGATCGATCTCATCAAGAAGCAGAATAGCTCCTCTCTCCATTGCTACAATAACCGGACCATCTTCCCAGATAGTCTCTCCATCACGAAGAGAATAATGACCGAGAAGATCATCTTCATCAGTTTCAACAGTAATATTGACTCTGATAAGCTCACGCTTCGTTTTAGCGCTAGCTTCGAAACATTCTTTAGTCTTACCCATACCAGACAGTCCGGTAATAAAGGTCGGAATAAACATTCCGGACTGAATAATTTTTACCAACTCATTGTAGTAACCAGACTTGATATAATTTGGATCTGGCGTAGGTACAAATGAGACAGCTTCATCTACCTTCTTGATAGCAGTCTCACTTTGAACTTCTCTTACATCCATAGGTGCCGCTTTGCGATACCTATCACCCCATTTTTGTACGGGCATTACAGCGACCTGTCCATAGTTAGCAATTGAAAATTGATTATGACCGACTCTAAGTTTACTTAGAAAGTTATAGTTCGGTTGCTTCACTCCGGCGCTATCTGCCAGAGCATATACCTCCGACCTATTTAGTACCTTAGCATCTCCGTGTTCTTGTTTCCAAGCTTCTATTAATTGATCTCTGTTATTCATAATTAAATCTCTCTTTATTGTTCATGAATATATTATATACTATTTCTCTGAAAAGATCCAGCATTCTTTTACGCAACCATCTCTGAGAACTTATTGAGCAAATATCGATTCTCCAATTTGCCTTTCTGGAACTTCTTGAAAGCTCTCGTCAATGATCCTGTAGTCACCTTAGAGTCTTCTTTAAGTTCAATTTCGTCAGAAGTTGAATTATTTTTGACTTTGATGACATACAATTCGGTATAGCCAAGATGATGCGCAATATAGTATCCCTGTCTACTAAATTGATCTCTCGCATTTGTATATTGGCTATTCCATCTAACCATTCCGTTACTAGAGTCCCAAGCACCAATCTTTCCTGCCACATTTGATTCATGAGTCAGAAAGAATCCAACAACATTACTCTTAGTCTTAAACTTATAGTACTCTAAGCAGTTCTTGGTTTCTTGCATATTGCTACTTCTACTCCAATCTAAGACTTTATTAGTCTCTCTGTCAACTAACTTAGGCGCAACTCTATTACCATTATGGTCTGCCGTAGCTATCTGTCTTTGACATTTATCCTCATCGTAATAGTAGTAAGAAGAATTTGACTCACCATCAGTAAGAATAATTGTATTGACAACATCAATTCTATTATCCTCTCTGAATCTCTTTACAGCTTCTACAGAAACCATAATTGCACTATTCAAGGGAGTTCCACAAAGTCTGGACATTGGCAAATTATAATTACGAGCCATAGCATTCCAATCCCATCTAGCACCCTGAGCGTGCTTAGATTTCATTAGCAAATTGTAGACTCTTTCTTGCTTAGTCTCTTTGATAGTTCGTACCTTCTTCCCATTCTCTCTAAGTCTCTCATTTCTGCTTCTTCTTCCTGCCATGTAAGGAGCATTGAAATAATCAGCATCACATCTCATTAAAGATAACATCAAATGTTCTCTCATAAGTCTATACTCTCTCTTTGACATTTTATGAGAGAATAGTTGAATGAGTTGCAAAGTGACATTATCTCCAATAGGAGAAATACTTCTAGGAATAGGTTCTTCAACTCTTCTATTTTTGAGTTCCTCTTTCTTTCTTCCATCTTCGTCATATCTGTAATCAACGAATGCATACACATCATGCTTGATATCACATTTACGACAGAACTCAACTAATTGTAGAAGTTGAATAAAGGTAGGCATCATCTTTTCATGCATTGACCCTGACCAATCCATCAGCATATACAATCCATGATTCTTACCTTCAGGTACAATGGTTACCTTCTTGAAGATATTATCTGAATATTTGTATTTGTGAATATCTGATAGAGACAACACTCCGGAGTTAGCAGTCGCAGACCTTTTATATTCTGAAGCCCGCTTTCTCATCTCAAACTCTTTCGCCAGATAGTTGACAACAGGTTTATTCTCTTTATCACATTCCTTTAGAAATTCTTTGACATAGTCAAATTCCCATCTACTTCTTTTCATATTATGCTGAGATTCAAATGAATGCTGTTCCTCAATCCTCTCATTAGTAATCTCAATCAATTTTTTATATGTGAGGATCAGACCGTTTGCATCTATATTGATCTTTGGAGAATTATAGTAGACATGCTCGTAAGCATTCTCATCAACCAGCTCTTCTTCATGAGTTCGATATTCTTCATCAGTAATAGATTTAGGTTCCCATTGACCTGGATTATCATCATACCATTGATCATGGCCTCCGGATTCTCCACCCATAGGTTGTTCACTTTTTGGACCATCCATATCATCTTCATGATATTTTGAATCTGACTCACCATCAGGTCCCTCATTCAATGCTGTAGGATCTTCAAATTGATCTCCGTCATCGCATTGATCTACAGGTGCATCGCAATCTTCTTTATCGACTTTTTCTCCTTGCTGATCAAACTCCATCTGAGCTGCTTCTTCACCTTCTAAATCAAATTCATCTTCATCTCCAAGATCTTCTTGGACATCAGGATTGAAGAGCATATTATCGAAGTCTTGCATCTCTTCGAGCTTTTCCTGGCTATATTCCCAGAGCAGTTCTGTCAAAAGTTCAACATCTTCCCAGGTCTCCAACTCTTCCATCTTCCTTACATATGGCATCTCTTCTTCAGAGAATTGAACACCTTCAAGAGGTCCGCCTTTGAAATGGATATTGAGTTTATCTATAAGAGGGGCTTTATTGATATCTATATTGAATTTCTTCAATCCGAAGAAATCTCTTTCGTGCATCAATACTTTATAACCAGCATTCATAGCCTTTGCAGCACCGTGAAATTTCTTCTTGATTTTTTTCTCGATTCTAGCATCTTCTACGATATTGAGAAAGCCTTTATAATGCTGACCTCTATTACTGGTCACATTATGCCAGCCCTCTGCTGGAGTATACAATGCATGCCCGACTTCGTGACATACAAACAGATCGTAAACCTCTCCTTCCATCTCTTTCATGATCGGAAGAATCAGAGTTCTAGATTTCGGATCAAATCCTGCTGTAGGAACCTTAGCATGCCGTACCGTAATATCTTCGGTCGCCATCAGTTTCGCAAGGATCGATTTCTGCTCTCTAAGTTGAGTCATAGGCTTTTCTTTGATTGGTCTCTCATTGTGTACATATATTATATGATATTTCTGAGAGAAAATCAAGAACTTTGTTCCTCAATGATATCAGGCAGTTACATGGACCTCTTTGATATCATTAGGTTTTTTCTGTTGACATATTGTTTGCTAGAAGCGTTTTTGCGGGGCTTTGGATCTTCTGGGATCTCTTCTGGTGTATATTGCATGTCAAAATATTCCTCATGTTTCGCTATGAGGTACATCAATTTATTGTAAGGGACTTTTTCTAAACCATTCAAAGGCATCTCCTATTTGTTGACATTATAATATTTATTGTCAAAAGTCTAGAAATTTGAACTTTGATAAATATCTCGATTTAAGCAAATAAGGAGGTTAATGTTTAATCATAGGAGGTCCAACTGACGAGTTTAATCGATCCTTCCGATTTTACTTCTGTCGTCTCCAAACTCCGTGCTTTCTTTTCTTCCCGAAACTTCCAAGAAGTTCATACCCAAAACAGATTATCAATTTTAGCGGCTTGCGAAGATCCAACCACAGTAGCTACCTATAACTATGGTGGTGAAATTTGGCCACTTCCACAAACTGGACAAATGTGGTTAGAGTACGAACTCTTAACAAAGCCCGATGTAGCAGGATTCTATTGTCTGAGTACAAGTTATAGACAAGAACCAAATCCTGTAAGTGGTAGACACGAATTGATATTTCCAATGTTTGAGTTTGAAGCACCAGGTACATTTGATGACCTGCTAAAACTAGAAAGTGATCTATGCGAGCATTTAGGATTTAAATGTGAACATGATAGAGCACCTTATAATGATTTAGCATTCCCTGGAGGCAATTATACCAGTATGGCTGGTCACTTTGCTGCTTCAAATAACGAACTAACTGCACATCACGAAGATCTTATTTACAAAGAGTACGGTGATGTTTTCTTCTTAACTGAATTTCCAGAATATACAAGCCCATTTTGGAATATGAAGTTAGCAGAAGGTACAACTAGTAACGGGAAAAGATATGCCCATAAGTGCGATGTACTTATAGGTGGAATGGAAACTATTGGTAGTGCTGAGCGCGGTACTGATATTGACCAAATGAAAGAACAATTCTATACAATATCAGAAGGTGGGTATGCCAATCTGTTATTTGATTTGTTCGGAAAAGAAAGAGTGGAAAAAGAATTAGTAGAATTCTTTGATTTGGATTTCATACCTCGTTTTGGTGGAGGTATTGGAGTGACGAGATTAATAAGTGGAATGCGAAAGGCAAACCTTATTTAGAGTTCCTGACTCTGGGGATGAATGTGACAGCACTCATCCCCATCAGGTCCAACAGACTCTCGGGTGATGAAACTGGTAGACATGGTACATTGTTTATGTACTGTTCCAACTGCGGAGCGTGGAGGTTCGAATCCTCCCCCGGGAGCCAATCAAAAATTTATTTATATTTTACTAGTTTTACAGTAAAAGTATTGCACAAAAGATAACTGTGCCGTATGAGATAGTCATTTCTTTCATGCGAACCTCACATTACCATTCATAACATTTCTTTCTCTTTGTTCTAG